TGGGTTCTCCAGCTCTAATATCTGCTCATCAGTCAAGGACTCTCCGAAGATGTCTATGACTGTAGATGCGTGTGCGTACTTACGTACCATAGCCCAGTCCCCATCTTCAACAAACTCTAGGTCTGGGTCTTTGTCGTAGTCTATGTCTAGTGGGTTGAGTATGTCATAGAACGTCTCATTCCTAACTACACCTTTGTGAGAGTACACTTCCCCTGTTACTAGGTAGTGGAAGAACCCTTTGTGCAACTTATCCTTTATCTCCTGCTGCTGCATTATGTAGTTGATAGCAGCTTGACCTTTCAGTGCACGGCTGTCTACATATGTACGCTCAAACTCCTCCATTATTTGCTCAGGAGGTTTAGGCTCACCCCCTTGCTGCTCTTCTGGAGACATCTTTTGCATGAACATCTCATTAGCCATCTGCATAAGCATAGCATGCTTTTCCTGCTCTTTGATGGATGTACTGTCAGCGTTAGTTACTGTAACAGTATAGTTCAGAGGCCTCTTAGCTTTCTCTCCTAGCAGCAAGTCTATGATAGGCTTGATGATAGGGTAGTTACGTAGTTTAGATGGGAAGTTATTCCTTGTCTTACCGTATGGCTTAAGCACATACCGGTAATCCTGCTCGTCGATGACACCGTTGTAGTAATCATACAATGACTTCAAGTATGATCGGCGCTCACTAACCCCAAACTTAGATAGGTCTATATATGCTTCAACGCACTCTTCCCTCCATTTCTTGGTCTTCTGAGACTTTGGGATACGCTGTTTAGGGAGATTAGCTTGTCCATACATGTGTTGCAAAATTATTGATATATACGGTCAAACCACTCATCACCGGCACCGTCTTGAAGGATTTCAACGACCTCTTTATTATATAGCTCTCTGGTATGGTACATCCCAACCATAAAAGCCATTACTCTGTCAAAGTTTCCTTTATGGTTAAACTTCATGAGCTCTTGCAGAAGAGCAGGGTCATAGATCCTGTGCAAGTTTAACGTTGTTTTCCCGTCTTCGTCAGTATGCCGTGGTGTTATTAACCAGTCTCTTATATATAGCTCACCTTGCCGCTTTCGTTGCTCGGTCATGTGCATACCATACTGACGTCTAACGTTCTTAGATTTTAGCTCTTTCTTGTCCAGCATCTCAAACTCCTCCTGTAGCTTATGAAGTTTGCGATATCTCTTGGCGTAAGCAATAAGCTCTCCACGGTCATTCTCAAATCCGATCTTGGCGTTGTAGTATTCCGCCAGCATAAATAGATTACGGTTGTACTCGTCTTGTGTCTTCGGCCTCCCAACATAACTTGCTACAATTATATCATCTGGTTTAGATAGATTGTTAGGTCTCTTTAGTACGTATGCTGCACCAAGTGATTCATTAGATCCTGACTTCTCGTGTGCGTACGGGTCATGACATACAAAGTATAGATTGTGTGGTACTTCCCCTTCTTTAGTAGTGTAGGGAGACTCATACATAACTACTGACCCTTCTGTCCTATCCCCTTTCCTGTGCGGAAACTTGTATACTGGGGTTACATCAGGGGATGGGCGAAAAGCTATGGCCTTGTCCTTGTTGTAGTACAGGATACCTGCTGTACCCTCGTCCTGCAAATCATGAGCTTTAATCTTGTTGTACTGCTCTTTTAAAGAGGTGACATCGAACAAGTTAGCTGTTACTTGCAGCGTAGCCTCTTGCGGAGTGAACGGATGTTCCGCTGTATATTGATCAAGAGCCTTGGGGTCGTTTGCCCCCTTCTTCTTTTCACGTTGTACTTCTTCGTGCTCTCTAGCTTCTTGTGCCTGCGAATTACCGTCATCGTCTATGAATCCATCTAGGTTTTGATATATGGGAACAAAATAACCACACTTAGTGCCCATAGCCCCTGCATCCCACTCATTATCAAAGGCTAAGCAATCATAAGACTCTGGATGGTAGAATAGTTCTTCCATACCATCAAAGCCTACTCCTTCTTCACCACCTGTACCAAAGGCTATCATAGTCCCGAGTGTCTTAGAACCTTGACGCATGGTAGGCATAGCTACCTCCCAAGCCTTGAGTAGTCCACCGAAGGAGCCTGCTTCCTCAAAGAATATGAGGTCCCCTGCTTTACCACGTACTTTATCAGGATTGTCTTTAAGTGAGACCCCTATGATTTGGGTTTTCATCCCAAGTTCTACGTCTGCACCGTTAACATTCTTTTTATACCCTGACTGCTTATGCATTTCTCTGTCACGAAGTCGTGGTTGAGTCCATGCAGTGTTGTCATCTATGAAAGAAAGGAAGTCCCATGCTTTGGATAGAAGTCCATCCCCGATGAGGTATTCCTTCTGAGATGCAAATACGTAGTTCTTGGAGTTACGCAGCAGGAAGTAGTTTCGTGCCAGCATAGATCCAGCTTTGTAGGAGAAACCCTTACGTCTAGCTTTGAGCACTATCATGTGCTTGTTCTCTCTTCTACACCTGTCTATAGAGTGGAAGTACTCATAGTCCCCGTCGTAGAATGCAGGGAATGTGCGATCTCTCCTAGCTATCTTAGTTCCATCAGGCAGTACATCGTCTATGACTCTGTCGATAGGGCAGAAGTTTAGGTAGAAGTAGTGATACCCTGTAATGTCTAAGTACCCTGTTAGGCATCTCTGCCTTTCTTCATCCCAATAGTCGTAGTACTCCTTTGTCCCTGGTAAGGCGTCAGTATAAAAGCCTTTATCCAGGTATGTGTTTGCAGAGGGTGAGTATTTACTACTGCTCTTAAACATTAGCTAGAGTACTTGTTGGTTACTACTCCCCCACGATTAGGGTTACCCTTAGTCTGCTGCTTCTTGACTATATCTTCTAAGTCCTCAAGACCTTGTACGACTTTACCCATCTTCTCTAGGTTAGTGATGAGGTCCTTTGCTGAGTATATAGGTTTACCGTGATCGTCAACCTCCGTTAGGTCTATCATACGGAAGTATTGCTCCAGTTTGTTTATAGAATGACGTGCTGCTTTGAGAAGCTTAACAGCATGAGTCTCAGAGAGTTCTCTATATTTATCTATCCCCGCTCTGACCTTTACTGTGAACTTAACACTCAAGTCTTGACATATCTTTTTTTCCCTTTCGTCATCATTGTAGACAGCGTAGGGGGAGTTGTGGTCAGCAAAAAAGTATACAGCCCCGAGCTCATTACCCTTCAGTACTTTGAATTCACTGATGGTGATAGCGTACGGGGAGGGTACTACTACGTTCTTACTTACTGTTATCAATTCTCGCATCGTTAAGGTGCTTTAGTCTGCCAGGGAGTACGTGGAACTTACCTAGGTATGGGAGTCTAACAGACTCGAATCCCCCTTTCTTAATTACTTGAGATACATACTTGAATTGGTAGTAAACCGCTTCCTCAATCTTCTGGAGCGGGAGATCGTACTTCGTTGCCAGTTTCTGTAGTATTATTCTTTGGTCCATTCTTCAGCTTGATTTTCTTCCCCCCGGAACCAACTCTCAGTTTCTCCCATCTTTTGGGATCGTCTGGACAGTTTGATGTAGCCCACTTTGCTTTGTGCTCAACTAAGCATCCGCATAGCCCACATCTTTCTACGTCTTTCTTAAAGTTCTCGCAGCTGTAACATGCCTTGAGTCTATCCTCGTACTGCTTTGCAGTTACGTGGGGGGCACCTTGTTTAGCGTACTCTATTGCTTCTTCTACGAAGCCTTTTACCATTTTGTATATAGATGGCATTACGAATTGATTTCTATGATTACTTGACTGTTTCGCTCTAGAAGCTTAGATACTTTGTACCCATCCTTATCTTTCAATATAGCTCCTTTGTCTTTAAGACGTTTGACATAGATGTTGAGAGTGTTTGAGTTATCTATGTTCAACTTTTTTGCAACCTTCTTCTTGGTTTCAGATGAGCATAGATTGACCGTATCACTGTTGTCTATGAACAGGGACAGTACTTCCAGCTCTTTGTCTGTTAATTCTAGTATGCCGTTGAAGACCTGCAAGAATTGGTAAGTTGTCTGTGGTTGTATTTTAATTTTGCGTGTCATTGAATGCAATCTTTGCTCTCCCATCTATAACGGAGATTTTTGATTTCTGTGATTGTCTGTTGAACTCCTCTATGTACTCGGTAATATTGTCCCGTGTACATATAAAGGATAGGAATACTTCCAACTCCTTAGCAGCGCGGGTTATCCCAGTGAGGGATTCGTCGGCTTTTTCTTTAGCCTCACGTAGTTCATCAAAGTCTTTGAGTGAGACAGTAACTGTCCCAGTCATACGAACTTTCCACAGATTTGGAACTCGTTGACCATTACGTAGTCTTGTCCTTCTACGTCAATGACTAGGCCCTCAGTTGTTGGGTGCACCATTACTGTATCCCCTTCTGAGATGTTCTCACAAGTTGGGCCTACAGCAACTACTGTCATTACATTTTTACGCAGGGTACGTTCAGCACCACCTGTCAGGAGAATCCCAGACTCAGTTTGGTTTTCTTTCTGCAGAGGAAGTACTACCCAATCACGGGTAGGTTTGAAATTGAAATTTGCCATAATGCTTGGTTTACAGCAAATATAAAAGAAATACTTATAGTATGTCTTTGAATTTTTCTGATACTTTGAAGGAAGGGCATGCTTTCTTCGAAAACTCGTTATGCCCATGCAGTGTCAACTGCTTGTCTGCCACCATACGCAAGGAGTAGATAAGTTCCCTTGTGGCATGCTCTTGCTGATCAGTCATTGTGTCTTTAGCAACCCACTGACCTTTGTCGTTCTTCTCTTTGGCTAGACCCCCAATGTAGCATATCCCGATAGAGTCTTTGTTATGCCCACGTACGTGAGCCCCTGCTCTGTCTATCGGTCTTCCAGCTTCTATACAGCCCTCGATATCAATCACATAATGATACCCTATATCGCTCCATCCTTTTTTCATATGCCAATCACGGATAGTGCTAGCAGTTACATGTCTACCCTCTGGGGTAGCTGAACAATGAATGATAATGCGGTTAATCTCTCTCATGACTATACAATTTTCCCCCTTGAGTTTACTTGTCTAACGCTGGATTTCCACTCGCCGTGTTTAGCCTACGTGGGGGCATTTTCTGTCAGCCTATAGCCTTGTTCCCACCCGAGTTTTATACCTGCGCACTTTTCGAGACTACCGGGGACGACTTTCAGCATACCTATATTGATAGCTTACTCAAACCCGATGTCTAGGCCCCTACTCTGTTTACCTCAGGGCCGATCTCCATTGAGGTCTCTGATTACAAATATACGTTGTATATTTAAAATGCGTTACACGGACTAGTGCTGAGTTTCGTTTCTTTAGGACAAAGGAGGCCCCTTGATTGGGGCCTTCGCTTTTAGTTGCAGTTCTTCTGCCTCAGTTCGTCTACTAGAATCTGCATATGTTCCATATCCCTTTCTAGGTGATTTAGCCTTAGGTTTTGCTCAGCGTCATCTGGTAAACTCCCCATTTCACCTCGTGGCCATTTTATCCTGAACTCTGAGTTGAGTTCAATCTCTTGGTTATGACGCATGGTCTCAATTTCTAAAGTTGAGATAGCTTGCATAATGGTGAAGTAAATCCACACAGCACCTCCGACCCCTCCCACGATCTGGATAAGCCATTTAATATTAATACCAAAGTTTGTGTCGTCATTAAGTTTCATTGCAGGTTAGGGTATTAGACCCTTTACCTGCCTTGACCTTTGTACGCTTTCTTGTACAGTTTAGACTTCTTGTTTTTAGACGTCTTGGTCTTAGCATGGATTCCGGGTCGGTTGACCTTGTCTTTAGGATTGAAATCGTGTGTGGTTTTCATACTACTAATCTACGAAAAAAAAATTCTGGAAATTTTTGAGAGTGGGTTCCTACACCATTAATGACCCCTGCTATGCAGCGGACTTTAATACACCCCACCATGCCAACAAAATTGCCCAACATCAAAGAAGCTAAGCTCAGCAAGTGCGGCCTCTACCTCTGGTTCGAGACAGTGGACGTAATCAACTACGAGACCGGCGCAGGTATCCGGATAGACCACAAGCCTATCAAGCTGGCAGACCACGAAGGACTGCTCGAAGCCTGGACTAAACTGACGGGAGCGTAAGCTCCCCTCAGGGTAGCTAGACTAGAGGTATTCGATTAGTGTGTGAGTGTGTGGCCTAGCCATCACTCACCACTAAACCTCTCATATCTCCTCCTCCTCAATTCATTCACATTCAATAGTATTACACATCATGAACCAGACTATTCAATCCGAACTAGCCAAAGCTCGTAAAGCTAACCTAGACAAGCAGCTCATTGACGCATACAAAGAGCTTAACACTATTTGCGAGCAGAAGTTTGGCATGGCCTTGCCATTCTTGATTGACTGCATTACAGAAATGGAGGTAGCTGGACATGAGACTAACGAAAACCTTGAGCAATCATGAGTTTTCACTAAGTATGAATGGTTGTAGAGAGGTTCGATTCCTCTCCATACTTCTAATAGACTAACACGTGCTTTGATGACATAAGCAGTAAGTGCACTTGCAAGACACACAGGAGTCCAAATTCAAGGTACTATAGGGTAGCTACCTATAGGTGTGTGATAGTGTTGGTCTATTTATAATATAAATACTGAATACGAATAAAATGATGAACAACTCTTTCCTCCCTACGATAGCTATAGCTGTCCTTACCGCATGTTACTCCAGTGTCATGGGTCTACTCGTTGGACTCAGTGAACCAGCGAACTACAACATCAACGAAAGCACAGTAGCAACCATAGGCATCCTTGGGATGTTCATTGTCATCGGACTGTGGTTCGCACTGTGGGTTGAACATGAAATTGAGCCAAACCTTGAGCAATATTAACCCGGAAGGGTCCATGGAATAGGTGATAAACACAGCCTTACTTCAACTACGTACTACAACGTAGCTCAACCCATTATGGGTATGAGAAGGCGAGACTGAACACGTGCCGGTGAAAATAATATCGGCAGTATACTAGTTGCAAGACATGCAGGAGCTCCGATAAGTAGGAGATTTGCCTTTATAGGTACGGAGAGTTGATCACTCGAAGGCATGTTGACAGTGTTTGGTCTTTAAACACATTAAAGATTATGAGAAAGTCAACAGCAGTATTAATAGTACAGGGAGTCATCGTGCTCCTTGTACTCATCGTCGTAAACCTTTAAACAACACCATGATTTTACTAAGCAAAACATCCGAAGGAAAGATTAAGGAACTCGAAATCAAGAGGGACACATTCCAAGCGCTTTACGATACAGCAAGTAGGAACAACAACAATGCTATTGAGCATCTTAGAAAGCTCATCAAGGAAGGTACACTGGTTGAAGGTGGTCACACTACCATGGACTTCGACGCTATTGTCAATCAAATCACAGAGAGTGGTAAACAGATGGGAATGAACCTTGTCAGATTCAACGAGGCCAACAAGCTCATTGAAGCTCTACGTCAGGCAAGTGGTAAGAGTTGGACAGCATAAAAAAATCCTCACAAGTATGGTTATCCTACTAAGACAACTAGCGCACTTGTAGAGGTTTATAGCCCCTTGAAGCGTTTATTGCACCCAAGAGTACTCTCAACAGTCGACCTAGGTTGAGACGTATGCTCAGAAACGTAGTGTATCAGTGGAGGGTTATGGTAAGCACAGCTATTTGAATAGGTACATACATATTAATTCGGTCAAAATGGATATTGTATGTATTGCGGATCACTTCCGCACTGTGCTCTAATAAACAAATAGATATGGATAGAGAAACAGAAATTACTGATAAGCTATTGCAGCTTATGAGGGTAGAGAAGATTAATCATAATCTTGACAATGAGTGTATTAAGCTGCGTCGTCAGGTTATGAAGTTGGAAGAGCGTGACAATGGTCGTGTTATCGAAGATTTGCGCAAAGAAAACTCTGATCTTAGAGGTGAAGTCTATAAGCTCAGGGAGCAAAATAAGTACTTGGACAATGTTGTACACGTCTACGATGCTGACACGTACTTTGATTTCAAAAAGCCACGATTGTCAAAAGTTTGTCGTGAGCTTGATATGGATATAGAATATGCAGTTAATATTCTAGGGCGAGCAGGCCTCGTTCCATGGTCTCAAAGTGAGACATTCCGTAAACCAAACACAAAGCTGACTATGATGCAGTACTGTGTGTTGAGGTTTATGGAGCACAAATGATATTGGAGTTGGGGACTGCCATCAAGTGTCCCCGTTTTTATTTTTATTTACTTTTATCATGGCAAATCCTGCTTATGATCAAGCCTTGACAACAGGCAAAGTTGTCATCCGTAAGTGGTGGTTCAATACGAACAGCACCAAGAA